CCCAGCAAACACAGTAACGCAGGTAGTAGATGGCGGCCTACGGGTCGCCCTCCCGAGTCAATGCGAGGCGATATGCCAACACTCCAAACCAAACCCCTCTCCCTCTCCGCCGGCCACTCACACAGCGACCCCGGCGCGGTGGGGGCTGATAGAATATAGGACCGGCTATGGACTTTAAGAGGAATGTGATGAAAGCCTACGCAATCCCGAGCGGACTAGGCGACAAGCAGCGGGTTCGAACATGCTAGAATCGCCTGAACAAACCAAAGGGCTCGCCAATGTGGCCATTTAAACGCAAGACCCTAACGCCAGTGCCGGCGCCGCCGTTGGAGCAACAGGTGAAAAGCCTGTCGCTGCCGCAGGCGTTGCCGCAGTGGCGGCTATTTGCTGCGCGGCAGAAGGATTGGCACGTAGAGACGGCGATTCAGGAGGGGTATGCCGCTTCCTCTATCGCGTATGCGTGCATTGAGAAGCGGGCCAAGCTGATTGCCTCGGTGCCATGGGTAGTGCAGCGGCGCACGGCGGGTGAGTGGCAGGAGGTGGACAACCACCCTTTGCAACGCCTGCTAGAGCGGCCTAACCCAGACCAGTCGCTTTATGAGCTGATGTACCATATCAGCCAGTCGCTAGACCTGGCCGGCAATGCGTTTATCAGCGAGATCAAGGCGGGCGTTAACGGGCGCCCGGTTCAGCTCTGGCACTTGCCGCCGCAGCACTTGAAGATCAAGCCAGGGCGGGAGCGTCTGGTGGACTACTTCGAATATGCAGACCATGCGATTCAGCATAAGCGCATCGAGGCGGCGGACATGATCCACCTGAAACTGCCTAACCCAGATGACCCTATCTTTGGCATGCCGACCCTTCGCGCAGGCGGGCGGGCGACCGATATCGACAGGGAAAGCGGTATCTGGCAAAAGGTTAGCCTTGAGAACCGGGGCTCTGCCGATATCAACATCAAGCTGCCGCCCGAAGCGACTCAAGAGCAGGTTGACAACGTGCGTGAGCAATACAAGCGCCAGCAGACAGGCGCCAAGAACGCTCGTAAGGCGCTCGTATCCTCTGCCGATATCCAGAACCTTGGGCAGACTGCCGTTGAGCTGGACTTTGTGGAGTCGCGGCGCCAAGTGTGGGTAGAGATTGCCGCTGTGTTTGGTATGAGCCTGGCCAACCTCGGCATGACCGAATCGGTCAACCTGGCCAACGCGGAAGCCATGGACAAGGCGCTGTGGCAGAACACTATTCTGCCCATGCTGGAATTGATCCAGCGGCAGTTCAACCACCAGCTCGCGTCTGAGTTCGGCTCTGATATCCGCATGGTGTTCGACACCAGCAACGTGGCGGCATTGCAGGAAGGGCTAAACCAGAAGCTCGACAACGCCCGCAAGCTCTTCGATATGGGCGTGCCGATGAACGTCATTATTCAGCATCTTGAGCTGGGCCTGGATGATATCGAAGGCGGGGACGTGGGATATCTGGCCGGCGGCCTACTGCCAGTTGGCTGGGAGCCTGAGCCGATGGCGCCCAGCACCGAGGAGGAAAAGCGTCTGTTGAAGCGTCTGGGGTATGGCGCATGACGCTGGTGACCGGCCTTACGCGCGCACGTGAGCAGGCGGTACAGCAACGCCTGTTTGCCGCGTCGGCCAATCGCATCGAGCGCGCGCTGCGCTCTGAGATCAGCCGCGCTATGGGTGCCATGGCCAGCGAGTATGACAGCCCCGGCGCCCTGGCAGGCGTTGAGGCGGAGCATAGAGAGCGCATGGAGAAGATTCTTAACCGTGGCTGGCGAAGCGTGTTCGACACCTTCGGCAAGCGCATTCTTGACGGCGCCCAGAAATGCCAGCGGGGCATGGAGCGTAAGGGGCTGTTTGACGAGTTCGAGCCGCTGATTCAGAACTGGATCAGGCGTTTCGGCGCGCAGAAGGTGACCGAGATTGTCGGCACCACGCATAAGCAGGCCATGGCGGTTATCAACCAGATCACCGCCGAGGCAGCCAGGGATGGGCTGGGGCAGGCTGCCACCGGGCGGGCTATCCGCAGCGCCATGCGTGAGCGGGCAGGCGTGCTGAGCGTGGCGCGGTCTAGGGTGATTGCCAGAACCGAAACCCATGCGGCCAGCCAGGCGGCTAACCAGGCGGCAGCGAAGGCGACGGGGCTATCCATGCGCAAGGTATGGCTTGCCGCTGCTGGCGAGCGCACGCGAGAGGATCACGCCGACGCAGACGGCCAGCAGAGGCGCCTTGATGAGCCTTTCATTGTGGGCGGCGAAGAACTGATGCAGCCGGGCGACCCGGCGGGCAGTGCGGAGCAGGTGATCTCATGTCGTTGCGCTGTGGGGTATGAGGTAGAATAATCAGCAACACGACCCCCGCCTCTGCCATCGGTACGCGGGGGTTTTTGTGCTAGAATGAAAGGCGCGCGGATAGGACGGCCATCCGAAAACCAGCTAGTCACTGGCTTCCGCGTCAACCCCGACTGCCTCTTGACTGGAGCGCGCCATGGAAAAGCACATTCAAATTATCATAAGGCCGGAAGCCAAGCGCGCCGGGCTAAAGCGGTACTTCACTGGGAAGCCATGCAAGTGGGGCCACATCGAGGAGCGCAACACTTACTCAGGAATGTGCCTAGGGTGTTCCCGAGATATTGATAGAAATCGATATCAGAAAAACCCAGGAACTAAAAAGAAATCTGCTCTTGAGTATGCGGCACAGAACCCCGAAAAAGTTAAAGAGTTTAAGCGAAAGTATCACGACCTGCAAAAAAGAAGAAACAGGAATGGCCCCACATCTTTAGAAAAGACGTGCTCAACATGCAAAGAAAAGAAGCCATCTGACGATTTTCACAAACATTCCGCCATGCCGAGCGGGCTTTCTTTTGAATGTAGATCGTGCGCAAAGGCTAGGCTTGACGATAAGATAAGGGCCAATCCAGACTTCTATCGAAATGACTACGCAAAGCACCGCGATAGGCACCGAAGGAGCAGGAAAGAGTATCGCAATCGTCACCGAGAAAGGTGTATCAACCGTTGCCGAGAATGGCGCGCCGAAAATCCCGAGAAGCATTTAGCATCGGTTCACGCACGGCGAGCCCGAACTCTAAATGCGGAAGGTGTGCACACGGCGAAAGACGTTCGTCGCATCCGCGAAGCACAACGCAACAAATGCGCAACCTGTTGCGCCGACCTAGATAAGACGGGCTGCCACGTTGACCACATCGTTCCTCTTAGCAAAGGCGGAAGCAACTGGCCGAGCAACCTGCAAATGCTCTGCCCGCCTTGCAACCTTCGCAAGTCGGCTAAGGACCCGCAGGAGTGGGCTCAGGAAAACGGAAAGTTGTTGTAGTGCTTGACGATGTGCTATGCTCGGTGGTATGAAACCCAAAACCGAACTTGGTGACCGCTAATGGAGTCGAAAAGCGTTTCCTTCAAGTCTACCGATGTGGAGGCGCGCACCTTCTATGGTCACGCATCCACCTTCGACCTAGACCGAGTGGGCGATATCATCACCCGAGGCGCCTTCGAGAAAACGTTGTCCGAGCGTGGCGCTCGCGTAAAGATTATGTACAACCATAAAGAGCTTATTGGAAAGCCTATGGTTATGCGCGAGGATGAAAAGGGGTTGTACGTTGAGGGTAAGATCAGCAGCACCCGTCGAGGTGATGAGATCCTAGAGCTTCTCAAGGACAACGTTCTAGACACCATGAGCATCACGTACTCCATCCCCAAAGGTGGCGCGGAATATAATGAGGATGGCGTAAGGCTTATTAAGCAACTCGATTTATACGAGTTCGGGCCTGTGGATTTTGCGGCAAACGAGGCCGCCATTATCACAGGCATCAAAAGCTTGACGTCACGAGAAATCGAGCGGGTCCTGCGGGATGCTGGGCTCTCACGTAGCCAGGCGAAAGCAATCGCCTCGGCGGGTATCCGCAATCTGCGAGAGGCAGAAGAGGAAACCGATAAGAAAGACCAAGCGAGGGAAGAGCTTTCCGCCTTGCTTAAAGCGTTTAAACTTACATAGGTGTTTTACCATGACCGACAATACCCAAGACCTCTCGCAGCTTGTTGAAGGCTTCAAGTCTGCCACCAGCGAGGTCAAGGCGCTTCGCGAGAAGCATGAAGCCGAAATCAAGGCCAACGGCGAGGCGACTGCCGAGACGAAAGAGGCCCTTACC